TGTCGTTGTTGTCGCGTGTCTTGCTGGTTTCGTCGTTCAGCTTGTCGATCTTGGTCTGGATCGCCACGGCGGATTTGTAGTTCTCGTCCGTGTCCTGCTTTTGCTCTTCGATCTGTCTTGTCAACGCGTCGTTTTCGGCGATGCGAGCACGGGTCGCGGCCTCCATGGTGGCCGTGAGGGTGATCTTGCCGCTGGCAAGGTCTTGCGTGAGCTTCAGGTCTTCCTGCTGAGCGAGTGTCAGCTTGTAGCCATAGTCGAGCTCAGCCTGCAATTTTTCAGTGATGTTCTCGATAGAGACGGCATAGTCCAAACCCGCCTTGGCGGCCTGGTCGGCAACTTCCTTGGCTTTTGCCATCGACTCAGAGTGGTAATCGAGCTGCGCTCTATCATCCCCAACCGCAACACCCACCGCCTGCACGTTGGCGATGCGGTCGCGCAGTTGCTGCCCCAAGGTGCTTTCGCCCCAGGTCTTGTCGAGCGTGGCGTGGAAGTCCTCGGTCATCTGCTGCTGAGCTATCGTCGTGGTACGGTAGGTTTCAGCCGCGCCTGCAAAATCACCATGGATGACTTTGTTGATGACGGTGGAGATTCCGTCGAACTGCAGCATGGCGGACGCCGCCATAAAGCCGATGCTCGACCCCACGGTAATGATCACATCCTTCAGGCCGCTGAACGCGTCCATCACATAGGTGGCGCCTACGATGGCCGTGCGCGTCCAGTCGGCAATGGAGCCGTCGGCAGAGAGCTTTTTTATCTCTTCACGCAGCCCACCGGTATCGTTGACCATGCCCAGCGTGGCGGTCGCGGCTTCCTGCAGCGCAGGCAGCATGCCCAGCGACAATTCCTTCTTCCAGGCGTCGCCGCTGGCCTGCAAGCGCTTCATATCCACCTCAAACTGGCGCGCTTGCGTGGCCTGTTCTTCTGTGACCTTGGCATGCAGTTCACCCACATCGGCCAGCTCTTGCAGGAACGGCAGCGCTTGCGCTCCCGACTTACCCAGCAGCGTCATGGCGACGGCGGATTTGTCAGACCCATCGGCAAACCCGTTCATGGCACCGGCCAACGTCACCAATTTTTCGTCGGGCGACAGGGCGTTGAAGTCGTTGAAATTCAGCCCAAGTGCGGCGATCGCTTGGCCCGTGCCCTTGCTCTCTTCGTTGGCCACGGCCATGTTCTTGGCCAGCTTGTTCATCATTCCGGCGATCTCGTCGCCGGTGGTGCCGGTCAACTTGCCCACCGACACCAAGGCAGAAAACTGCTCTACCGAAGCGCCCGTCTGAATCGACAAGTCGTGCAGCGCGGCCACACCGTGCAGCGCGCCTTCCACCATGCCGCGAAACGCCTCAATCGAGGCGATACCGGTCAGGCCGATAAACGCGGCCTTTGCAAGACCCACGGCCTCCTCGATCGCAGCCATCGACGTGCCCACCGCAGACTTGGCGTCGTCCATGTCGCGCTTGAGCTGCGCCATGTCGGCCATCATCTGGATCTCAAGGGTTCCGATGTTCATTCTGTGGTCCTTACGTCTGGCTCTGGCGCCGCTGCTTGGCCGCAGCAACTGCGGCCTGGTTGTCCAGCGCTTTCAAGGTGTCAAGTTCCCAACTTGTGAGCCGGGCGCTGTGGTTGCTTTGCCAGGCAGCAATCTCGGCCTGGCTGATGCCTTCAAAGCCGTTGCTGCTGGCGCGGCCCAGGCTGTTGAAAATGGCCCACAGGTATTCGGTGTGGGCCGGGCAGGTGTTGTCTAACTGGGGGGCGCGCTGGCCGGTGTTGGCGGCCAGGCGCTGCAAGTGGGTGCGCAGAGTGGCACCGTCACCCTGGGGCGTGTCGAGCTCGAACTCGACACGCGCAAACTCCGTCAGGCTTTTGCGGAGCTGCTGATAAAACGCTCGGCTTCGTCCAGCGCTTTCTTCACCTGAGCGCGCACCCACTGGCGCTTGGTGTCGGTGTACAGGGCGCGGGCTGCGTCGGCGCTGTAGGCCAGCACGGCGCCGGCTTGCGTCATACCTGACCAACCCGCAGTGCAGGCCACCAGGAAGTCGGTTTCGGCGTCGACGTCTTCGAGCGGATCACTCACACTGATCTTGCCGTTACGCTGAAACTCGGCGCGCATCTTGCGCGCACGGTCCATCTGGATCTTCTTGCGCGCCGGATGCTCGGGGCCGAGCAGCTCGATGACAGCGGCCGTAGGCGCGCCGGTAGCGGGGTTCTTCAGGGTGACGCTGGACGTCTGCACGTCTTCAAATTGGTCGAGGTCAAAGGTTTCGATGGGTGTCATGATGTGGCTTTCGCGGGAGGTAAAAAATGCCCGTGCCCTACCGCCTGCTCCCCCGCGAAAGGGAGACAAGCGGCAGGGTCGGTGCGCGGCGGTGTGCTTACGCTTGCGCGTCTTGCACTGAGATCGTGGTGGCTTCGGTGGCGATGCCGGCGCCGCCGTTTTTGTTGAAAAGCGCCTGGAATGGGATGGTTTGCACCAGGCCGCCCTGGCCATCGTTCTTGGCAGCGCCACCGAGCTTGATGCGCGGCAGGCCAAAGGCCAGGAAGTCGCTGGCAGCCGTGTTGTCGGCCGTGAACACGGCGTACAAATCGATTTCGGTTTCGTTCAAAAACGCGTCGCGCAGCGTCGTATCCAGGAAGTAGGCCGTCATCTGCCCGTTGGTGTTGACCGTGCCAGCGAACAGCGCAGGCACCTGGTTGGAGCCCACCACGGGGTCGCCGGTGAAGCCGGGGTCGATATTGAGTGTCAGGCCCGTGAGGATGGCCACCGTGGTGCCGTTGACGCGCACGATGCCGTTGACGCTGGCCAGCGAGCCGGTGGTGGTGACAGCCGTCGGCGTGGTGAAGTACTGCGTCGCCGCCGTGGTGACGTTTTGCCCCATGAAGTCCATCGCCACCGTCGCCATGCCGGTGGGCGGTAGGATCAGCGCGATCTTGTCAACCTTGCAGCCGCTGAAGGTTTCAGACTGCACCAGGTCAGAGTAAAAATGTTCAATGCTGAACGACAGGTCGGTGTGTCCAGACGTCGGTACAAAGGTCTTTTTGCCCTGCACCGTGACCGTGGCGCCGGTGATGGGGCCTTCTGCCACCAGGGCGGAGGCATTGACCACCATCACGGTGGCCACGAGCGCGGTGAGTGCTGTGACCATCACGTTCTTGTTCACATTGGCGGCATTGAAAGTGCCCGCCGACAGACGCAGCACGTCGCCCACCTTGACGCCGTCGGTCAAATACGAGCCGGCGGCGCGCGTGAGGGTGTAGGTGGGGCCAGCGCCTGCGATGGTGATGCTGGCGCCCGTGATGGCGGCCACCGCAGCGAAGGGCCGCTTCATGGCAGCCGCGAAAAAGTCGGAATAGGTTTTGCAGCTCAGCTCGCCATTGATGCTGCCCTTGACGCGGCGCACGCCGTGGCGGAAATCGGCGATCTGCAGATCGGTGCGGATTTCATTGGACTGGTACGTGTCCTTTTTCAGATCAAGGCTGGATTGCACGCGGCGCAGCGCCTGGGCGGCGGAGGCAGCGGGCAATGTGCCAAAGATGGTTTCGACCTTGTAGGCTACTTGTTTGAACAGACCGGCGGCTAACGTCATGATGGACTCCTTGAAACAAAAAAAAGCCCACCGGCGGGATGCTCAGCGGGCAGGCTCTTTGGCTTGCGCCAAAACGGAAAAGCCGCCGTGATCACTCTGGGCGGCGGTAAAAAATCGGCTTAAAACGGTGCGCTATTGCTCGTAGTGCGTGACCATGAAATCAATGCTCTGCAGGTACAAGGCCAGTTGGTCGTCACGCAGATCCGGGCCAATGCCGCCGCGCATGATGGAGACCACCTGCACGCCGTCAATAAGGCCGCGCTTGTAGAGACAGGCAATACGCACGGCTTCGAGGGTGTTCTTCACATCAAAGTAGTTTTTGCCCATCGCATTCACCTGCACCCGGCTGATGATCAACTGGCGCCCGGCGGATGCGTCGATCACCGGGTGTTCGTTGCCGCTGATGTATTCATACACGAGCGCGGGCATGACGGTGTTTTGCGGTACGCGGCTGGGGTAGATGCGCGCCGCCACCTGGGACGCCACACCTGCATCTGACGACAGCAAGGTAAAAATGACTTTTTCAGCTCTCATGACACGGCATCCGCTTCATCTGGCAACTTGTCCAGCTCTTTGCTGATCTTGTTCGTCAAATAGTCCACCACGGCCAAAAAAGCGGGGCTGTTTTGGACCGCAGCCGCGTCCAACGCCGGGCGCATGAATGGGTGCTTCTTGGCGCCAGGATGGTCCAGGCTGGCGTACTCCCTGCCACCCAGGGTCAGTGCCTTGCCGTTTTTCGGTTCAATCAAGTGCGCGGCGGTGCCAAACTCAACCATGTGGGCATAAAACGCCTTGGTATTGCCCACCTTCACCGTGGCTTTGACGACGCCGTTGCGGGCCGACGTCGAGACCCGCAGGCTGCTGGTCAAATCGCCGCTGACCGAATGAACTTCGCTTCGGGCTTTTTCCAGCACCGTTTTTTGCCCGGCACGCAGGGCGCCACGCATGAGCTTGCGCTGCACGTTGTCGGCCAGCATGTCGAGCTGGGCCTGCAGCTCAGACAGGCCTTTGATGGCGATTTCATTGGCCATCGTTCAACCCCTCAGAACACAGCAGCGTGACCATGCGGTTGCGCTCGCTCTCGTTCATGCTGGCGCCGATGTCAAAGTAGCGGGTAATACCGCCGCCGGTGTACACGGCGCGGTAGCTTCCCACCTTGCGCACGTCGGACAAAAACGACTGGTAGCGCACCACGATCTGGTGGCTGGTCATGTTGTAGATCGATTGGCTGCGGGCCAGTTGCTGGCCATACAAAACCTGCAGATCAGCCCAGCAAACCGCCAGATCGGTCCAGGCGAGCACCGGCTGGCCGAAGCCGTCCACGGTGGTGCTGCGCTGCTGGATCGTGATGCGCTTGCGAAGGTTGCCTGCTTGCATGGTCAGAAGCTCTGAACGCGGTAGGTGGACAGCAACCCGTCAATAAACGGCATGTCGACGGCAACGATGCCGCGGCCCGTCAGAATCGACTCGCGGTTTTCGTACATGGCGCCCACCTGCAGCTTGATCCAGCTTTTGATGCTCTCAGGCACCGCCGCTGCCGCACCAAAGCCACAGGTAAATTGCACGGTGACAGCGTTGATCTCGTTGCGCGTGGCGGGCCAGGTGGTGCCATAGGCGGGCACCACGCGGGCGGGCTCGGTGACGATATCCACCTTGTACTGGTTTGAGGCCAATGTCTGCGTGGCGCCGTCGCTGTCGGTGTAGCTCACCGAGTCCACTGTTTGAATGGGGTCGTGCGCCAGGAATATCTCGAACCCGGTGCGCCCTTCGGCACGCAAGCTGGTCAGCGGGCCTGGGCTGTTTCCCCACTGCGGACCATACCAGTTGGCAGAACCCACGTTTTGCCCCGGTGCGGGGAACTGGTCCAGCACCAGTTTCCACACCTGGGTGATCAATGCACGCCGCGTGATGGTCTCAACCACCTGGCGCGCTGCGACGATGAGGGCACTGATGAGTGTGTCGTCATCGGTCATGCCGGTTTCCACACGCAGGTGGAGTTTGGCCTCGGCCAAAGATACCGGCTCAGACGCGGGTGGTGTGACCAATACGAAGGGCATTATTTGACCTCGGGTGCACCGTCAAGGGCGCGGTTTTCGGCTACAGGGTCGAGTGCCTTTTCAAGCACCTCGACGCTGGGCACGGCAAAGCCCTGCGCGATGGCGTCGCACGCCACCTGGTCATCGACCTCGATGTGATCGCCGGCCTTGTGGGCATCAAAGTCCACGACTACGTGAATGGTTCGCATGGGTGCGCTCCAAAAAGTTAGGATAAAAAAAGCCCCGGTGTTTGGCCGGGGCTGTGAAGGCAACGTTCCTATCGAAGAAACAATCAGGACACGGAGAATTTCAAGGTCTTGTAGGCCTCGGAATTGATCACGCTACCGCCGACGCGCTTGGTCGTGTAGAAGCCGATATAGGGCTTGTTGCTGAACGGGTCGCGAATAACGCGGGTGCCGATTCGGTCCACGATGGTGTAGGCGCGTTTGAAGTCGCCAAACAGCACCGAGTAGCTCGATGCCGCAACCACTGGCACGTCTTCGGCCTCAATCACCGGGTAGCCGAGCAGCGTGGCGGGCACGTTGGGCGCGGTGATGGGGTTGAAGATGTAGCGGCCAGAGGTGTCCTTGAACGCCGCAATGGTGAACAGCACCGACTTGGGCATGACAAACGACGCATTGGCGCGGTAGCGCGCTTTGACCTTGCTCACCAGGGTGATCAGGATATCTGACGGGCTGCTTGCGGGGAATGCAGCAGACACGCCGGTGGGAACGTACTCGACCGTGCCAAAGGCGCGGGTCGCGTCAGCCGTGGCCGCCATGGTGGCCGTCAGCAGACCCTTGGGCTGGTTGGAGCCGCTGCCAGCGACAAACAATGCACCTTCCTGGCGCCCGAATTCTTCAGCCAGTTCGTCTGCCAGCCAGGCTTCGGCGTTGAAGAACACATCATCCAGCATTTGCTGCGTAGCCTGCGGGTTGGCATACATGTCGTAGGCGTTGATGGTGATGTCGGCCAGCGTCGGCGTGGCAGTGGCAGCACGTGCGCCGGTTTCCGTGGCGACCGCAGAGGCGGAGCCCTTCAGGTTGACCAGCTTGTGGTAATCGTTGGTAGAGACCTGCACCACGTTCGCGATGGAGCGAATGGGCGAGATATTGACCACCAGGGATTCCATCATGCTGTCGATCACCTTGGGCACGGCATAGCCGCCATCCGCGCCAGCGTTGGTGCTGATGGCCAAGGCCTTTTGCTCCAGCGCTGCGAGGCCCGTGTCATTGCCCTTGGCCATATAGCCACGAAAGGCTTTTTTGTGCTCAGCCGTGGTTTCGTCGGCGTCGTTGGCATTGCCACCAAAGCCGGGGCGCTTGGCCTTGGCCTGGATGTCTTCCAGCGACTTCTTGATTTCTTCCTGAGTCTTGCTCAGATCCGCGAAGATCGCAGTGGACCGGGCGAGCTCATCGGAATGGGCGAGCCCTTTTTCGAGCTTCGCGAGCTTTTCGTCATTGGCTTTCTTGAAGTCTTCGAACAGCTTGTTCGAATCTTCGATGGACTTGGTGATCAACTCCATATTGCCCATGCACAGCATCGACAAACCGGCGAAGGCGTCGGCATGTTGCAACACGAAAGCGTGGGTATCAATGCCGTAAGCATTAGCTACAACAGAGACGGAAGCGGCGAGCACGGCGAGTGCCAGCACAAAGAGATTTTTGCGTTTCATAAATTCTTTCAAAAAAAAAGCCGCTCGAAAGCGGCCGTGATGAGTGGGCTTATCGCTCAGGCTGCGAGCAGCTCCTTGCGACGGTTCAACAGGGTGGTGAGCGCCTTCATTTCTTCGGACGGGTCAATTACTGGGGCGGCCTCTCGCCGTGCCAGTGCATGAATCCGCGAAACAATGGCTTTCGCCTCAGAGCGGGACACGCCACCTACCTCACGCAGGTATGACTCGGCGCCGCTCAGGTCGCCGATTTGTTCAATGGTTTTTACGGCCGACACGCGGCTTTCGTCATTCATGGGGAAGGTGACCAGGCTGCACTCCCACAGGTCGCCTTTTTTGATGGTGCGAATGCCCAGCTTCTGGTCGTAGCTGTCTTCACGCGTCTCGAAGCCGATGGACAGGCCGCTGATGGCCTTCATCTTCAGCAGCTCGTAAGACTCCGCGCCAAGCTGCGTCTTCATCGCCAGTTGACCTTCCACATACAGGCCTTTGGCGTCTTCATGGATCGCGGTATAGGCCCCTATGGGCTGGCGGGTGTTGTGCTGCCACAGCATGGCCGGCATACGACCCTTGGCGGCCCATTCTTTGAGGCTCTCGGCAAACGCGCCGCTGGAGACGATGTCGTCGCCCTGATCAAGCACGTCGTACAGGTTGCCGTAGCCACAGAACGTGCCGGTGGGCGTGACTTCCTTGATTTCAAATTTTCCGTCCTGAAATTTCATGGTCGTTTTTCCTTATCGAACGGGCAAGATGGCCAGGCTTTCCAACACCCGGCCCTGGTTGGTGGTGACGCGGGCGGTCAGCAGGTAGTCCACGATGGGGTTACCGCCCATGAAGCTCTGCAAAATGAGTCCATTCACGGTGTCCGTCGTGGACGATCCGTTGATCATCGAAGTCGGCGATGCATCTACGCCGATGTAGGGCGCGACCACGATGGTGTTGGTGGTGGTGATCAACTCGCCGGCCACCAGTGCAGCGGCAAAGCTGAACGTGACGGTGATTTTTTCGGCAACGGTCTTGGCATCAAGCCTCTGTGGGTTCATAAATCGCTACCTCGCTCAAGGCTGGTTTGCTCACTGTGGCGTTTTGGCCCAGGTAGTCGGCCTCCATGCCGCGCGCTCCCAAGGCCGATGTGGTGTTGGTTGTGGGGTACCGTGCTCCGAAGTTCCTGCTGCCCATGGCCACCGTTCTTGCCAGTGACTGATTTAGCGCACTGTGGGTCGTCAACCCCGCCACATACGCTGTCTGTGCAGACGTCTGCGCGGACAGCAAAATCTTTGTCGTCAAAATCGCGGCCGAAGCCGTCGCCGCTGCATTGCTCGCAGCCCATGGTGCAGACCCGGCGCTCAAACTGGCCGAGCCACCCGTCGTTGCCGCCATGCTGCTTGACAGGCGGATCACCGTAAGCAACTGCACTGCCGCATTGGCCGCTGCGCTGTTGGCGGCAGCCAGGCTCACGGCTGTCGTCAGGTTCGCCGCCCCCCCCGTCACCGCGCCGTTGCTTGCCACCAGGGCGGCACTCGCACCGCCTGCTGTGAGGTTCGCGCTGGCCGTGGTGACTGCGCCGTTGCTTGCCGCCAGCCGAATCGCCGTAGTAAGTACTGCACTCGAAGCCGTGACCGCCGCATTGCTTGCCGACAACCCTTGCCCCAGCGCCGTGAGATTGGCGCTGCCACCAGTTGCCGCCTGCCCAGCGGATAGCAATGCGATCCCCGTCGACAGCGCGGCAGCCGATCCGGTGAGGGCTTGGGCCGATGCCGACAAGCCAACAGCCGTTGCAAGCGCCGCAGATCCGCCGGTGATGGCACTACCAGACGCTTGCAGTGCAAGGCTCGATGTCAGAACTGCAGACGCTGCTGCGACTGCCTGCGCACTGGCCACCAGCGAAATTGCGCTGGACAGCGTCGCCACATATCCCGTCACTGCCGCGCCGTTGGCCACCAGCACCGCCCCACTTGACGAGGTTGTCAGGCTGGCCGCGCCACCAGTTACAGCCGATGCACTGGCCGCCAAAGGAATCGAGCTGCTCAGTGCTGCGGCCTTGCTCGGTGTCGCCGAGGCCGCAGACGCCAGCGCAATATTGGTCGTGAGCGCAGCCGTTGAACTCGTTTGGGTCGATCCGCTCGCCACCAGCGCGGCGCCAACACCGCCCGCCGTCAACGTGGCTGACCACGCAGTCGTTGCAGATGACACGGCGCCAAGTGCAATGGCGGTTGTCAGATTCGCTGCCCACGCGGTCGTTGCTGCGGACGTTGCTGCAAGTGCTGCGGAGGATGCACCCCCGACAAGCAACATGCCCACCCCCACGTTGCCGCCAATCGGCATACCGTCTGATGAGGGCGGTGGGCCAGAACTTACGCCAGCAAATCCGACAACGACAACAACCCCAGTGTCAGCAGAGGGAATCGTCCACTGCGCTGTCTGAGACCCGGCAGATACAGCCAGGTACGCGGCGCCAGATGCGTCGGCATAGACGGTGTCGTAAAAAATCGATGTCGCCCCGCCTGCCGGGGTGATCGTCGCCAGCGTGTTCTGGTCAATGAAACCGCTGATCAGCAAAGAGCCGTTGGCGCTGCTTGTTGTGATCGCTGTACTTGCTGTCCCCGCTCCCGCAAGATTGAAGGCTGTAGCGGTTGCAGTCCCATCTAGTCCAGAGGTGTCCTGCACCTCAAAGGCAAACACGCCCCAGTTGCCGTTCGCCGTCGTGATTACGTTGCCCGTGTTTGCCGTTGTGATCGGCGCCGTGTAGACGTGGCAAAAGTTGGAATTTATATCGAACGTGCCTGCACGCAGCGTGTACGTATTGCCCGCGCTATCTGTGACCCCCGTCGTAATTGAAAAGCTCGGCGTGATGACAACGATGTAGTTGCCTACGACCGTCAAGCTCGCAAGAGTGACTGTGATATGTCCCTTGGCTGACTGCTTGATTGAGGGCGTCGTCATGCGCTACCCCAGGCAGTAGCGCGCAATCTCCACCACTGCTCGCAGGGCGGCAGCGGCAATCAGGATGACAGTGGCCTTGGTCTTCATCAGAACTCGTATCCAACAACAGCGAACCGGGTGACGCCTTCAAGCGTCAGCGTCCCAGTAGGGCCATAACCCGCCAAGGTGAAGCCGACGCCAGTACCTGCGGGAAGATCAATACCTTCTGGCAGTGACACTTGTGTAAACGACTCCCCGCCCGTCATGGCGGTGGTCGTCGCCCCCGCTTGTGACCCCGCCTCGATTGAGTACACCAAGGGCGATGCCAGGGCTGCAACGCCCGCCGTATTCGCTCGGATGCGCAGCACGGCGCTGCCAACGGTGGCAAGCGATTTCGTCGCGATCCACACATGCGTGAGGCGCAGGGTCTTACCTGCGGGCACCACGGCGGGCGTGGTGGTAGCTGCGACTGCGGCATTGCTGTACCACTGCACCACGCTTTGCAGCGCCTCGGCCACGGGCGCGGCGTTGTAGGTGTCGAGCATGAAGACGCGGGCGTTTCTGCCGGACGGCAGATTGACCACCGGCATGGGCGTGGCTGCGGTGATGCGCTGGCCAGCAGCGGCAGCACCCCAACCCAGCTTCACCAGCGGCCATTCGGCGGGGCCGGATTCGGTGTCTGAACCGAATGTCGTGCCTCCCGAGCCAGGGTTTGCGACGAAGTTCATGGTGGCTACTTAGTTGTCGATCGATGGCGACAGCGCGGCTGCCGCAAACGTGGGTGCAGGGTCGCCGGGATTGATCGTCTTCACGGTAGTGAGCGGCTCAATCATCATCATGTTGCCCGCCGTAGTGGCGTCAAAATACGCCGCCGCCCAGACGTAGGCGATGGTTCCGCTGTTCGCGGCACCAAAGGTCAGCGTGCCGTTGTTGCTGGTGGCTGGCACACCTGTGCCCGTGCTGGCCACGGTGGTGCCTGCGCCCTGAGTGCCGGCCCAGTTGGCCAAAGATGCTGCGGTGTTGGATCGGGCATAGCCGGTGTAACTGGCCTCCACCGCCGTGCCTGCACGCAGCGCGACGGTTTGTTCGGTAAATACCGCCGTGCCGTCAGTGATGGCTTCGCCGTTGGCGCCAGGGTACAGCGTGGCCTGCGCCGCAGCGGTAGTGCCCGCCGTGGTGCATTTGTATAGGTGCGTGCCGCCTGCGTTGGCCGTCAAGCTGATGGTGTCATTCAGCGCATAGGCGGTGCTGTTGGCGCGTGGGCCTTTGGTGGTCGTCAACAGGCCGATTGATAACGTGGTTGTGGGTGGCGTGTACGCCTGAGCGCGCAGAAGCCAATCGACGAGTTTGTTTGCGAGATAGCTGGTGTAAAGCATGGTTTCTTTCTCCTACTTGGCTGGTTCTGGTTTTTCAGGAATAGGTTCGGCTGTTGATCCGGGCTTTTCGCCCTCGGCCAGGTCGGCGTTTTCGTCCGGGTCATCCGTGCCGTCGGTCATGTTCAGCGGCATGAGCGGCAAATCGAGCCCTTCGAGCGGGTTGAAGATGATCCCCATGGACGATTCAGCAGAGCGCGCTTCATTGCGGGTCATCCAGCCGTCCAAAATCCCGCTGTGGTAGAGCTTCGAGCGGCTGGCGGCGTCTCCGCGCAACAAGCCGGCCACGTTGAACTTGGCTGTGAGATTGGTTTTTTCCTGTGGGGTCATCAAGTCGCGCTTGATCGCCTTTTCTATGCGCACCAGCCAGGGCATGAGCGAAAAATTCACGAATTCCAGCGACATTTGCTCGATATTGCTGAAGGTGGCCTTCTCCAGGTCGTTGATCATGTGCGCGGGCACGCGGAAGATGGCCGCGATCTCGCTGCGCTGATACTTTCGGGTTTCGAGGAACTGGCTATCGTCAGCATTCATGGAAA